AGAGGAATCTTCATGAAGGTAAGGGTCGCCCACCTAAATTTAAAGTAATTCAAAAGGAAAGCGATTGGAAGACTTACTATGGTTCTCATGCGTTTATTAAAGACGCAAACGATGACGATTTAGAGAGAAAAATATTACAGATCGCTTACAACAAAAAAGAACTTACATATTTAGAATGTAAATATCAATTTATATTAGAAGTATTAGAAGACAAGTTATATCTTAACGATAACATATTAGGTAAGTTTTATGATAGAGATTTTAAATGAAAGAAGACCTATTAAAACAGCTATTAGAATCAATTTTAGGCAGAAGTAAGTCTGCTCGTGGGGGAGATGAAGCTGTATTTAATTGTCCATCTTGTAATCACCATAAGAAAAAATTAACGTTTAATTTATTGTCTCAAAAATTCCAATGTTGGGTTTGTAATTATAAAGGCCATAGAGCATTTCAATTACTTAAAAAAGCTAGTGCACCTGGAGCTGCATTTGGAGCTTTAAAAGAAATCGACAAACAATATAATTTTAAACAACAAACCAAACAAAAAGTAGACGCTAATACCTTGCAATTTCCTCATGGAGTAACGCCTATAATGTCATCATCAGCGATTCTGTCGAAACATGCATTACATTATTTAGATCAAAGAGGAATCACCCAACAAGACGTAGTAAAATATGATTTACATTATTGTGAACAAGGTCCTTTAAGAAATATGGTTGTAATACCTTCATATGATAAAGATGGTTTTTTAAATTATTATGTAGGTCGTTCATTTGATAAAAACGCATACATTAAACATAAATTAGCTTCCAGTACAAAGGACATAATTGGATTTGAAATGTATATAAACTGGGATTTACCCATTGTTTTGTGTGAAGGTGCATTTGATGCTATGGCTATAAAACGTAATGCAATTCCTTTATTTGGTAAAAAGTTGTCTACAACTTTAATGACAAAAATTATAAAATCTAAAGTAGAAAAAATATATCTTGCATTAGATGAAGATGCTTTAAAAGATGCTTTTAACCACGCTGAAACGTTTATGTCTTATGGAAAACAAGTTTATCTTATAGAAATGGGTGATAAAGATCCTTCTGAACTTGGTTTTAAAGCTTTTACAAAATTACTACACACTGCAACAGAACTTACTACTTCTACACTAATGAAGAAGAGGTTAGCCTTGTCATAAAGGTTTATATTTATTACAAAACTACGTAGTTAATGGAAAAGATAGCACTTTTACCTGGTGGGTTTAAACCACCTCATGCAGGCCATTATAATATGGCTAAATGGCTTATATTAAATACAGATGCAGACACTGTTATAGTTAAAGTTGGAGTAAAAATAAGAGATGGTATTAATCGTGAAGTAGCTCTTAAATTATGGGATCTTTATAGATCTACAGATCCTGACCCAATATCTAAAAAAATAGCTATTTTAGCCTCAAATTCAAATTCTCCAGTACAAGATGTATATGATTTTGTAGAAAAAGAAGCACCTAAAGGATCTAAAATTTATTTAGGAATGGGAGAAAAAGACGTAAATGATAAACGTTTTAATAATATAGGAAAATTTGCAGAACCCAAAGAAATTAATTTTGAAATTAAATTAGTACCCCCACAAACAGGAGGTATATCAGGTACTGAAATGAGAAATTTTGTAAAAATTAAAGATAAAGATAATTTTTTAAAATATATTCCTGATCATTTATCAAAATCAAATAAAGACAAAGCTTGGGGCATAGTAACAGGTTTAGAAGAAGATTTATATAATCCAGAAGATAAAGTCTTAGATTACATGAGAGGTAGTGAATGGAAAGCAGGAATGCCTGATGGTCCTAAAGATGATAAAACTTCTCCTGTTATAAAATATCAAAGAGGAGGAATGTATAATGCTGCTACAGGACAAGGTGGAGCAGGAACAATGTATGAAAATAAATATTATTTAAACGACAGTAATATTCAAGGACAAGGAGCATTTGCTCAAGAAAATTATCCTGAAGGAACTGTAATAGATAAATTACATGATATTTTAGGACAAGGACAATATAATTTTTATGAATTAGGAAAAATGTATAACCATTCAGAAACTCCTAATTGTAAAAATATAATGAAAGATAATACTCGATATTTAGTAACTATTCAACCTATAAGACAAGGAGAAGAACTTACAGCAGATTATAGATTACAACCTGACTTAGAACAACCTGAACATTTTTTAAATGAATTAGAAAAATCAGATTTAAAATCAATAGATACATTTGCTGATAAACAATTAAATCCAATTGATGTAGATTTAACATCAAGTCACTTTTTTGATAGATTAAATGATCCCCGTAATGATAAAGAAATTTCAAACGCTGAATTAATTGGATTTTTTAAAAGATTAGCTAGAAAGAAAAAAGAACTATTTAATTTTTTAACTAAATATAAAGAAATAGTAGCATCAGATATTAGAACAAATATTAACATACCTTTTTTAAAACAAGCAGATAAAATAATTGCTAAAACAATTTTAAGAAAAAAAGATTTTCAAACATCAAATCCACAACTAACATTAGAAAAAGAAACTATAAACGAATGTTGGAAAGGATATGTAAAAAAAGGTATGAAGAAAAAAGGTAACAAAATGGTCCCTAATTGTGTTCCTCAAAATGAAGAAGTAAAATATGGTGCTTCTGATTTAATTTCTCAATATAAAGATAAAATTCAATCAGATTATGGTCATCAACAATATAGAGATCTTCAACTTATGATTTCTCAACAAAAAGATGAAGAAGTAAATAAGTGGTTAAAAACAAAAGGCTATATGAATGAAATAAATATCTTTTCTAAAGATTGGTGGAAAGAACAACTAACAGAAATTATAACAGAAACAAAAGCAAACACACATTTAACACATCTTGAAGAATTAATATTAACACAAGGACAAGATGGTTATAATCAAGCTAAAAATTTCTTGTATGAATTAATTAAAAATTTAAAAGGACAAGACAATTCAATTAAAAATGTTTCTGTAAAATGGGATGGTGCTCCTGCTATATTTACAGGTATTAATCCTGACAATAATCAATTTTTTGTAGGTACTAAGTCAGTGTTTAACAAAGAACCAAAAATCAACTATACCCCCCAAGATATAGATACTAACCATGGACACGCACCTGGTTTAGCTTCAAAATTAAAATTAGCATTACAATATTTACCTTCTGTAGGAATAAATGGAATATTACAAGGTGATTTTATGTTTGATAATAACGATGTTGAAACAGAAAATATAGATGATGTTCCACATTACACATTTAAACCAAATACAATTAGATATGCAGTTGAAGCAAATTCTAAATTAGGTAAACAAATAATAGCAGCAAAAATAGGAATTATATTTCATACAACATATAACGATTTAAGTGGTGGTGGAGCTTCATTTGGAGCAGATATAAAGGGATTAAATAATTCAACAAATGTTTGGTTTGATGATGCATATTTTAAAGATGACACAGGAATTTTATTAAGTGATCAAGAAGAAAAATTTATATTAGAAAAAATCAACGAAGCAGATTCAATAAATATTGATTACACAAACTTACCATTAAAGGCTTTAAACACTTACCTTAATAGTGAAATAAGACAAGGTGAATTTATATCAGATCCTTACAAATCTTTTGAAAAATTTAAAAATTGGTATCAACGAGCAGTTGATAAAAGTATTGAAAAAGTTAAACGACCAGAATCAAAAGAAAAAAAAAGACAAGCGGGAGAATTAAAAATAAAAGAATTTGAATCTCAAAAAGAAAATATAATTAACATTTTTAATGTAAGTAAGTTACTCTCCCAAGCAAAGTCTATATTTATTACTAAATATGATAAAGCTGTAGCTACAAAGCACTTTATTGACAACGAAGATGGTACTTTAAGTGTAACTAAAGCAGAAGGGTTTGTAGCAGTAGATCACACTGAAAATGGTATTAAATTAGTTGACAGATTAGAATTTAGTAAAAATAATTTTAACGCAGGAAAACCAGGAGCAAAAAAATAAATGAAAAAGAAAGAACTTATACAATTAGTACAAGAAATAGTACAAGAAGTTAAATCAGACGCTTATGGTAGTGCTACTTTAACTTCTCAAGGGCAATCTATTCATAGAGCTCCAGGAGTTTGGGAAAATAAAGAAGAAATAGTAGACTTACAAGCTCGTTTAGACCAATTATACAGAGAAATGGAGCAAGATGCTGAACCCGAAGGAGGTCCTATAGCAGATCAATATGCAGATGAAATTACAAAATTAGAAGACGAAATAAGAGCATTAAAACCTAAAAAAACACCACTTACATATGACCAAGCAGTAGGTAAAGTACCTAAAGATCAATTTATTAAATCTAAAAAATTTGATAGAGGTGGTAATAAAATAGGTGGATTCCAACAACCAAAATCATTTGACCCAGACACTATTAATTTAGTTAGAGAAATGTTACTAGTTGCCGATATACAACATAATGAACTTGTTGGGGGATATGATGAAGTTTCATCATATTTAGACAAAAGAACAGGTGGAACAATTATTAAATTTCCACATTTTAATGGTCCTCAAGGTAGAGGAGCAATGTTTGGTAAAGAAACAACAGATCAAATTGAAAGATCTAAAGCACAAGCAAAATTAGCAGCAATTAAAACAAAACAGAGATTTCAAACGTATGTAGATGATTTTGAAATATCAGACAAATCTCCAGCAGGAGTTTATGGTAATGCTTACTTATGGATAATGTTTAATGATTTAGCAAAAGACTACACAGCACCAAAAGGAGGAACTCAATCATCACAATTTGAAGAAATAGAGGAACAAGCACCACCACCTCCAAAAAAAGGAGCAGCACCAGCAGGAGCAGCACCAGCAGCACCAACAGATCCTGATGCAAAATCTGAAAAAAGAGAATTAGACAATTTAGAAAAAGAAAAATTTAATGTAAGATTAAAATATTTAAATAAGAAAAAATCAAAAGCATCAGCACAAGCTGCAAGACAATCAAGCGGTGCTATTAAAGGCATACAAAAACAAATGGACCAATTAATACAACAAAGAAGTAAAGTAGGAACAACACCCCCTGCTTCACCACAAAAAGAAAACAAAATTATGAAAACAAACAAATTACTATCTGATTATTTAAAAGAAAATAAAAAATCAAATTTAAAATCAAATTTAAATGAACATCAAAAATCATCAAAAAGACAAATGTTAATGGAAGGTGCTTTAAAACAATTTTTTGAAATGTTTGATATGGGTAAAACTGATGAAGAAATAGTTTTAGATTATGCAACTAAAGGCGTAAGCGTACCAGAACAATTTGTAAAAAAAGCAAGAAGTCAGTATGAAACTCTTTCAAAATTAAAAACAGAATTAGAAATGAGTGAAAAAGAATTTAAAAATTCAGCTTCTAATATAGTAAATAATCCAGTAACAGGAGAAGCAGATATGTTAGATGATGATAAACAATTAGCATCTGCTATTACTTCAGAAGAAATATAAAAATTAAAAACTAAAAAACTATGGCAAATCCTTGGAGAAAAATGGTATTCCCTGTCAGCTCATCTACAGTAACAGGTATTACAGGATCAATATATAAAGTATGTACAGATGGATCTACTACAGTAAAATACATTCATAGTGCCTCATTTGGGTTTCAAAATCAAGGAGTAAATCAACTTGATCCTGGTACCCCAATTCCACATTTAAAGTTTGAATTGAACACTGGTTCTTATGTTTGTGTAGAAGCAGATTTTTCATATGTAAGTTGTTCTGTTGGTACTCATGTGTATTTAAAAACTAATGGAAGTCAAGGTTGGGACTCAAATCCATTATAATGAAAAATATTAAAAATATAATTTTAGAAGAACTAACAAGACTTACTGAAAAGAATTATCAGGCTCCACCTGAAATTATTGATGCTTTAAAAGAAAAACTTAAAATGAATCCCTTAATTCGTTATGTTGATTTTTTAAAAGCAGTTAATTCTTTACCTCCATCATATGAGGTTCGTCTTTTAAATG